TCGAAGAGGCCGTCGCCGAGGGCATGCCGTCAACTGAGGAGATCGTCGAAGAGGCCAGCGAGGCCGCTGCGACGATGGTGCTCGCAAAGCTCGTGGAAGCCACTGGCATGGACGAGGCTGGCGTGCTCGCGGCGGTCACGGAGAAGCTCGACCAGATCGCGGCGATGCTCGTCGCGGGCCCTGTGTCGGGCATGACGGCCGACGCCAACGCGCAGCTGTCGCGCACGAGCGTCGAGCTGAGCGCGCACAAGGCGCGTGCGGTCGAACTCGCGGCGACGGTCAAGGGTCTTCAGGCGCAGGTCGCCGAGCTGTCGCGTGAGCGCGTGCAGCGTCAGGCGCTTGAGCGCACGGCGCGCATCGCGTCGTCGTTTGCGCGGCTGCTCGACGAGGGTCGCGTGACTGAGGCGCAGCGCCCCGCGTTCGCGTCGGCGTCCGAGCAGAATGAGACTCTCGCGCTCGACATCTACTCGGCGCTGCCCGCGACGGCGCAGCCGCCCACTGGCTCGCTCGTCACCGGCGCAAAGGCCCCGACGAACTCGCTGTCGCTGTCGGCGTCGCAAGACCCGATCGCCAAGATCTTCGAGGCTGACGCCAAGGCTGCTGGCCTGCGTGGCGAGGCCGCGAAGAAGCATGTCGCCGTGATGCTGAGCAAGCACGCGGCCCGCAACTCGGGCGCTTGACGCGCGCTGATATCCACGCTCACTCAGGAGATTCATCATGGCCGTACTCACCGCAATGACCGCGCGTCAGACGCGCAACGACTCGCTCGCTTCCTACGCGACCTATACCTGCACGACCGGCACGACCATCTACGAGGGCTCGCTCGTGATGGTGACGCTCGCCACCGGCCTCGCGCTTCCCGGCGCTGACACCGCCTCGTGCGGCTTCGTCGGCATCGCCACCAACACCGTCATCAGCGCTGCCGCTGGCGCGATCATCAACGTGAAGTTCGGCCACGAGGAACTCCTCGGCGCGAACGCAACTCTCGCGGCGCTCGCTGGCGCTGCGTGCGTGATCTTCGACTCGGACCTCGTGACCACGGCTGCCGCCGCGACCAACGACGTCAAGGTCGGCGAGATTGTGCAGCCCGTCAGCACCACCGCTGCGTGGGTCAAAATCCGCAGCTCGGCGACCGTCTGATAGCGCTCTAAGCGCCAACGATTTACAGGAGATTCTAACATGGCTGACTCTTCACACGTCATTAATCAGACTGCCATTGACGCGGCAGCAACGGTCTTCCGCACGATGGCGGACGAGCTGTTCACGTCCAGCGCGGACGAGGCGCTTGTCAACGCGATCTGCGAGACGATTCCCGCGGACGGCGGCACGACCACGTCCATCATCCTTGAGGACTTCCTCGGCAACTGGCTTGAGTTCTCGGGCGCTCGCCAGACCGGCGTGAGCCGCGCGTACCGACTCAACGTCGCGCTGACGTCGTGGGCAGTGCAGCTCAAGGTCCGTCGTCGTGATGCGGAGTATGACCGCACTGGCATCGTCGCGTCGCGCGTCCGCAAGTTCATGTCGGCGGCGCAGTCCTACAAGGATTTCGTGCTGCATCAGGGCTTGTTCCTCAACAGCGGTGACGGCCCTGTCGGCTTCGACGGCGTCAATCTCATCAGCACCGCGCACCCCAACGGCCCTGCCGGCAACCAGTCCAACAAGACCACGTCGGCTCTCTCGCCGCTTACGTTCGACACCGCCTTCTCGGCGATGACGAGCTATCAGCGCGAGAACGGCGAGCCTTTTCGTATCGTCCCGCGCTACCTCGTCGTCGGCCCGAAGAATCGGCTTGTCGGCAGCGAGATCACCAAGATGGACATTCGCGGTCGCAGCGTCGCAAACACCGGCCTTGAGGCTGGTGCAGCGGTTGTCGCGAGCGCCGGTGTCTCCAACGCCTACAACGGCACGGTCGACCTCGTCGTCAACTCGCGCCTCGTCGGCACGCAGGACGACTACTGGTATCTCGTCGGCGAGGGCCCCGGCGGCGCGAAGCCGATGTTCTTCGTGGAGGGTGCCGCGCCGCGCGAGCAGCTCGACATCGACCTCAGCAGCCCGACCGTCATGCAGAATGACGCGCTCACCTTCGGCCTGATCGCTGATGGTCAGTACGCCGCTGGCATGTGGCCTACGATCTACGCGGGCATCCTGTAGGTCCTGAGATGTTACCTCCGATTTCGGCGGTAACACCATAACAACCGTGCGAGCAGCAGCGCGCATTACGCGCGCGGCCGGTGCAACTCCGGCCTACGGTCCCGCTGCACAACGCAGCGTCATCAAGAGGAGATGATTCATGCAACTCGACAATCACACGCCCTACGGGCACGTCGCCGCAAACGCGCGACCTGAGTCACGACTGCTCGTCCGCGTCAACGTGCGCGATGGCCACATGGGCCAGATGCTCAACGACGGGCGCTCCTATGCATCGGGCACGCACACGCTGCAAATCTACAAGAGCGAGTTGCCCGCGCTGATGCGCCTGCTCGAGACGCGCGAGGCTGAGTACCAGACGTCGCGCGCGAATCTCACGCAGTACGTCGATGCCTGGTGCGCAGAGAACAAGCGCCCGGAGGCTGAGTGTCCGATCACGGCCGAGTCGCAGTTCCGCGCGTTGATGCTGCGCGACGTGCTGCCGCTGACGAGCGTCGAGGTCGTCGGCGAACTCGACACCATCGATATCGAATACGAGCGCAAGCGCGCGGCGGCTATCGCGGAGACGGCAGCGCAGGTGTCGTCCTCGTCGGGCGAGCAGACGGCCGTCCTCGCGGGCATCGTGGAGGCACTCGCGAAAATCAGCGCGCGTCTCGACGGCACGCCGAAGCAGGGGCGCTGACGTGGCCGGGGCGAAGCGCAAGGCCAAGGCCGACGCGGAGACGTCTGCGAGCGCGCCACAGGCGCTTCAGCGCCCGCTAGCTGTCGGAGAGGTGGTGCGCTTCGTCTCGATCGCTGGCGTCGTCTGCGAGGCTGTGGTGACGCAGCTGGACGCCAGCGGCACCGGGCTCGCGAAGCTGCTCGTCAGCAAACCGTCTGGCATGCAGTTCGTGACGCTCTCGGGCGAAGGCACAGCGCTCGGCGACTACCAGCGCAAGGAGGCGTGACATGGCCCTGCTCACGGACGCGTACATCGAGTCGATGCTGGGTGGCGGCACGCGTGGTCCCGCGCAGTACGCGGCCATCGCGAGCGACGCAGGGGCACGCGCGGCGTATATCGCGTCGGCCGATGCGGTCGTGCTCAGCGCGTGTCGCAAAGGTGGCTACTCGTCGGTCACGCTGTCGCCGCAACAGCCGTCGAGCGGCGACGCCTTCGATCTGCTGCGTCTCATGAGCTTTGGCGCGTGGCTGAAACTCGCGTCGTTTTACGCGCGCGGCATCCAGATTCCCGCGGAGATCGTCGCGACCATCCCTGACCCGTCAAGCATCTATGCGGCTGACGGCGTGCGGCTCGACCTGCCCGGCTTGTCGCGTGACCCGCTGGGCGGCGACGGTGGCGCGGACCTCATCAACGGCACCGAACTCACGAGCAGCGAGCGCATCTTCTCGACGCGCTCGCTCATCCTGTTCTGATGGCCGTTAGCTACCCACCGGGCCGCAGCCCCGAAGACTTGGCCCGCAAGATGTCGGCGATGATGAAGCGTACGCAGGACATGACGCCCGCGATGAAGGTCGGCGCGGAGTCAATACAGCGGCTGATCCAGAGGACGTTCCAGGCGAGCACGTCGCCGACTGGTGTCGGATGGGAGCCGTTGGCCGAAGCCACAGTCAAGCGGCGTCGGCAGAACTCAAACACGCCGCTCGTTGACACTGGCAAGCTGCGTCTGTCGATGGCGACGTCGTACGGCGCGCGAACCATCACCTTCGGCACGAATACGAAGTACGCAGGATTCCAGCAGTTCGGCACGCGCTACATCCCAGCGCGGCCATTCATGCCGATCACGCGCTCGGGCGAACTCACCGACGACGCAGGCCCCGCGAAACTCGTGTTCGATCGCATCGCTGCGCAAGTGGGTAGCTTCATCGTCAACGGGAGGCTGCGCTAATGGCTGCTGTCGCCGACGTCGCCATTCGCCGCGCGCTGCGTGAGGTGCTGGAAGGCACCGCCACGGGCGTACGCGCCATCACGCCGGGCCTGCTCTCGTGCGACGTAGCGCAGGGCACCGCCGACCTCACGCTGTCGCTGCGCACTGCTAGCGCCGCGCGCGTCGAGATCGCCATCGCGTATCCGATGCTGGAAGACCGGCCGCAGCAGCCGTCCAACATCTGGATGCGCGGCATCGAGGTCACGCTGACGTACAGTTACCTGCTCGAATCGCAGTCGCTGCTGCCGACTGAATACGCCGCTGTCAAAGCCGCTGCGGCGTCGTCTGCGGACCTCGTCGCGCAGGCGCTTGCGTGGCCCGGCAAGCTGACCACGACGGTCGGTAGCGTGGCGACGGGCATCGTGTCGGGCGTGCTGATGTGGCAGGGCACGACGGTTACGCGCGATGACGCGCCACGCTCTGGGCAGACTGAGGGCGGCGGCCTCTACCAGCTCGAGCAGCTATTCACCGGCGTCGTGCTCACCGCAGCCGATATCGTCTAAGGAGAACACTCATGACCGTTCAAGTATCCGCTCTCGGGCGCACGCGAATTGCTGCGGAGGCCGCGTTTGCCGTCGATGAGACAGGCACGCTCGCGAACTTCCTCGACCTTCCGATTGTCGAGAACAGCGGCACTTTCGGTCCGC